TGCGCAAGCAGCAGCCTACCAGGATTGCGGGGGCCGGAACGATCAAGAACTTCTTTGTTGCGCTGGTGGCAGCCGATCCGCGCATCTACGCTACGACCGCGACTTCCTACTCAGGCATCGCGATTGGTGGCACGCAAGTCGCGGAGAACCGTGGCTCCTACGCCGCGCCGTTTGACTCAATCACGATCTCACGGCCGACAGGCAGTACTGTCAACACGATTACTGTTACGGTCGGCGGCGTCACCGTGGTCAAGCTCGGCGGGACCGGAACGGGCGGCACTCCGGCTGCGCTCGGCTGGACTTCGGCTAGCGCCATTACAAACTACGTCATCAACACGCGCACGCGCGCGGTCGTCACTACCGGCAGCGTGACCGACGCCTACAACACTGTGGACTTTACGGCCTCGAACTGGACTGATCTGTCGCCAGGAAACAACAATGTTTCGTTTTCTGTCACCGGCGGCGGCACAGGTTCGACGATGGCGATCTCGTACCGCGACGTTTGGATGTAGCCAATGAGTTCAGGACCGCAGACTTGGCGTATGGTGCTCGCAAAAGAGACGGCGAACACGGCCGCGTCGGCTTCGACTAACAACGCTCCCTGGGTAGCCACCAATATTGGCGAGCTGGTCAACGCGACCGAGCGCCGGTTTTCTTTTAAGCTCAACCAACCGCAGACGCTCAGCTTTAGCATCCCGCTGACCGATCCGCTTGCGGATGATCTTGTGACCTTGACAAACGACGCTACCTCGATCCCGATCATTAAGCTGTATCGCGACACAACGCTAATGATGGTGGCCGAAGTCATCTCGGCCGAGCTGGCTAGTCAAGGGCAAGTTCCGACGGTGGCAGTAGTTGCCACAGAGACGATGTGGAATCGTTTAACTAAACGCTTTATTCCCGACAGCAAACGCTCGGTTGGCTATAGAGTGCCTAGCACGACAGATCGAACAAGCGACGTGATGACGCAGCTTGAATTCATTAACACGACGCCAGCGCAAGTTATCCCTAGCACTATTGAGACTACTTTTACCGAAACAGGCGTTGGCTCAGCTCCGGCTGGTTGGGCACTGGGAACGGCTTTCTGGACCGGTGGCACGTCTTCTTTGACAAAGCAGACAAGCGGGTCGTGGGACACTGATAGCGGATCGGGGTTTATGCGATTTAATGGAACGAAAGATGCTACGACTACGCAACGCACCATCTCCGCTCGAACCTCGACGGGCACTTCTGGAATACCCGTAACGCCTGGAACGGTGTACACGGCGCGCACCAGGCTGCGGACTATCACTAGCGTCACCGGAACCAACAACGGAATCTATGTGCAGCTTGCGTGGTACAAAACGGACGGCACCGCATCTGCGGTGCAAGCCACTACTGTTGGAACTCCAGTCCTGACCACAAATGGCACCACGACAACCCTGTACGATACTGGAGTAGCGCCTTCCGACGCGGCCTACGTGGCAGTCTTCTTTATCGTAACGACGAATGTCAACGCGCAGAGCTTTTCATACGGCCTTGACAACGTGGTCTTCGGGCCAGCCCCGCAAACGGGCATCGCGGCCGGAAGTGCGACTGGCTTCAGTAGCGACACTTTTGCTGGCGGCCCGTGGTACTACAAACCGTTTATGGAGTTCGTACAAGAAGCCGCTTTGACAATCGGCGGTTTTGATTTCTGGCAAGCGCCGCTTGATCCCGTCACAAACTCTGGAAACTCCGGCACTCTAACGGTCGATCCCTACACAACTGTTGACGGAGTTCGTAGATCATTTAAAGGTCAAGCTCGCGCCAACGCGATTTTTGAGTACGGAACTGGTCGGCAAAACGTAACCGAGTACCGTTTTACGCTCTCCGGCGACGGTTTGATTAACGTGGCTTATGCGTTGCCGCCTGGCTTTCCAAGTGGCGGAGGCGTCGGAACCGTGAGCAAAGCGGATTCGACAGGCACAACGCGGCAGCGCCTGCGCGAAGAAGTGGTTTCGACCGATCTGCAAACGAACGAAGCGCGTCAAGCCATTGCCAACGCGCACACCTCAATTCGGCAGCGGTATAAGCGCGTACTTACTTTCACGCCGCAAGTAGAGGATGGGTCGCGCACGCCGCGCTTTGGCCTAGACTATGAGATTGGCGATACCGTCACGGCGCGCGTAAAAGATCAAGGCTCGCTGTTGATCGATACGACGGTTCGAGTGTACGGAGCTGACATTGAGGTTGATAATCAAGGAATGATACGCACAAATCTAACATTGGTACAGGAGGTCTAGTGCCCGATAATCCAACACAGCCAGGCCAGCTTCCAAGACAGCAGTTTGCTGCTTCAAACGACGCTACGCGCAACCAGTCTCGAATGGCGCGCCTTGAAGAGCGCGTGAAACAACTAGAGCAAGGAAAACAGCTCATTCAAACTCCTATGTTCACGTGGACTTCTGAAGTAACAGTCAGCTCAGTCACGTCAAAAACTTGGACCTTCACAATTCCAATGCCGCCTGCGGTGCGAGATCCAGGCTCACTGGTTAAGCTGGAATATATGTTCTGCTGGTTTGAAGTTCCCATTCTGAGCGTAGGCGGCGCGGTTAGTGGAAACGTGAGCATTAGCACAGCAGCCACTTCAGCAAGTTGGTCTTGGAGTATTGCTAGCGGCGGTGTTCAAACATATCTCTATCCAAATACTGCATCGGGCACCGCCGCTACACAAGCGGATAGATCCACGTTTATCCCTTTTCGCCTAGCGGCAGACTCTCCCTCAGGAGCAATTATAGATACGTCGCTCGTAGTCACACGCACATCTGCCAGCAACTCCTTTACTCTCGGATACCCAGCATTAGGAATTTGGCCGCGCTTCTACGCTATAATTCCGCCATCGTTTGCATCGACAACATCGTGAGTACTGAATCTAACATACAAAAGCAGATCGAAGCGGCCGCTAAGAAGCAGTCGCACTACACCGCTATTGCGCGCCTATCGCAGAAGCGTCTTGTCAAGTGGCGCCGCAAGTGGCGCAGCGCTGCAAAGCGCGTGGAAAAGCTCGCCGAGACAAAGCCTGGCTCGCCGGATCTGGTCGAAACGCAGAAAGCTGAGGCTCGCTTTGGTCGCAAGACTCGCTTCTGGCGCAGCCGCCGCGACTTCTCGCTGCGCCGCCGCGCCTTCTGGAAAGCTGTGCTCGAACGACGCAAGATCAAGCTCGCGCGCTGGATCGAGGTCAACCGTCGAATTGATTGGAACGGCTACCCCGAACTGAGCAATCGAAAGGTCCGCAAAGTCTTGCGTTACGCGCAGCGCAAGCACAATTTTGTAGTCACCAGCACGACGGGCGGCCAGCACGCGCCGACAAGCTGGCACTATCAGGGCAGGGCCGTAGATGGCGTCTGCGCCGATATGGCCGCGTGTCAGATCGATCTTGAGAATCACTTTGGAGCAGAGTACTTCTTGGAGCTGTTCGGCCCAGCATCGCGTTATGTTAAGAACGGCTACGTAATTAACGCGAAGTTCCCTGACCACGACGATCACATTCACTTCGCTGCCTAATGGCCCGCGACGTACAAAAGTATGCGCGCAAGCGCCGCAAGCTCGCGACCTGGCCGGAGGCTAAGCGCGGCCGAACTTTCCGGCGCTTTCGACGCAAGGTTCGCCGGATCGGGCGCACCGTTCCTAATCCTGGGCCGGATCTCTCGATGTGGAATGTCAATGTCAAGTGGGACAAGGTAGCGGCGTACTCGGACTTCGTATTCTTGAAGGCATCCGAAGGCCGCACCTGGGAAGACCCGACTCTGGTCGAGCGCATCTCGGCTGCGCGTGACGGCGCTCAGGGCGAGGGGCTGCTGGTCGGCTACTACCACTTTGCTCGACCGGACAACAACCCGCCGCGCACTGAGGCGCGTCACTTTGTCAACACTGTGCGCGAAGCTGGCGGCTACCTCGGCGAGCAGCGTCGCGGAGTGATGCGCCGCAACGAGCTGCCTGGCGTGCTCGATTACGAGGTCTATCATCCGACCAAGAAGGATCAGCACTGGATCTCCGAATGGGTGGACGAGTATCGCAAGATTACCAAGCACGATCCCATTATTTACGGAGGTCACGTGCTGCGTGAGCGTACCGACAGCGACTTCGATTGCCCGCTCTGGCTGGCGGCGTATGTCAACGAGCTGAGTCCGGCGCTGCTGCCTTCCGGCTGGTGGAAGCCTGGGCCGACTCTGTGGCAGTACACAGACGGTAAGGTGCCGTCTGATCCGGCAGGACCGCCTGAGTGCCCTGGCGTTGGGCCTTGCGATATGAACTTTTATCGCGGAGATCGCCGCAGTCTTCTAAAACTCGCAATCTAGGGGGAGGTGAAAATGAACAAGGTATTTACTGCCGTCCGTAACTTCTACCGCCGCGAGCCTGCAAGGGTCGTCGCTGCTGTGGTTGCTGCGATTGTGTTTGTCGCGCAGTGGCTCGATGTCGGGATTGACTCGAACACTGTGTTCGTCGTTGTCGGCACCGCCCTGGCCGTCCTGTTTGGCGGAGAGGTCGTGCGCCGTGATGTCAAGCCGGTGAAGAAGCCGGTTAAGGCAAAGAAGAAGAAGGCTTAGTACCAAGCCTCCGGCCGAAGGGCAATGGAGCGGCGCGAGTCCGGCGTAACGGTCGTGACTTGCCCCTCCGGCTCTTCTGGCTCGTCCCACAGCGCGTCCTCTGGCTCCTCCTCGTTCGGATCGAGCACCTTGACTCCTGGCGGAGCCTCGTGGACAACGCCCCAGTTCTGAAGCATTTTGGCGGCCACCATATCGTCGTGTAGGCCGCTCGGAGCTGAGAAAGTGTAGCGCCCATTCTTAGTGATCTCGTACTCGTAGTGCTCGAACTCCTCGCGCTCCTCCTCGGTAATGAAGGCGCGGCCGTGTTCTAGGTCCGCCGCCAGGAGCCGCACCATACGCTCCTTCTGATGCCCTGACGCAAAGTTGATCGGGATCACGTCGATCCCACGGTCGTCGAGATGGTCGAACACCACGTCGCCGATGCCGGTCGAGTCGATCACTGCTGTCACGCCCTCGACGTTAGGATCGTTTTGAAGCCCTCGGATAACATCGATGATGTACTCCTCCTGGATCGGCCAAGAGACTTCGTTGTAGCGTTCCAGGATGCAAGGCTCGCGGGTATCCGAGTTGCAGCCGGAGATGACCGTGAAGTCTTCCTTCTTTGCAAGGTCAATGCCGAGAGTGACCCAGCCTTGCGGGGGTACAAGCCCAGCTCTAACGGCCGACCATTCGCGGCCGTCCTGTGCCACGCCTTCGAGCGCGAACATTGACGCGGCGTTCGCAACAAAGTTTGCCAAGTACTCCTGCTCGAACAGGAGCTTAGGCAGCGACGCTTTTGCGTCCTCGACTTCATCGTGATCGATCAACGGGTTGTTGTAGGACGGGAACTGCCAGGACTCGTAAGCAGCGTTGCCGTCCTGGCCTCGATGCCACACTTGATAGAACCAGTTGCGGCCTCGCGGGGTTGAGATAATCAAGGCGCGACCGCCTTTGTCAGAAAGCGTCGGGCGCACGAGCTGAAACCACACATTCGACGGGATCAGCGCGGCCTCGTCCATTACCACAAAGTCCACACCTTCACCGGCCAGCGAGTCCGGCGTACCGGCCGTGTAGAACTCGATCTGCGAGCCGTTGTTGAAGCTCAAGATGCGGTCGTTGGCAGCGTCCGAGGGCGGGTCTTTAGCCAGCAGCATCCTGGGAAGCTGAGTCTTGACCTTGCGATAGCCTCGCCGAACGTTCTTGTCAGAGTTGGCGACCCACCACACCATTTGATTCGGTTTCGAGAGCGCCGCCATAATAACTTCGTGAGCGGCCAGCTCGGTCTTGCCCCATCGGCGGCCTGCGCGCAGCACGCGAAAGCGCGCCTTCGAGTTCATCACATCGACCTGGCCGCCTTCGTGCGGGACAAAGATCGCCTTGCGAAGCTGCGACAGGACGTGGTTCGCCTCTCCAGGCTGAACCTCTAGCAGTGCCTTCCAGGAATCTAGGTCAGTCTTCGTCATCGTCCGCAGACTTCAGCTTGTCCACAGCGGCAGCCAGGGCCGGATCATCGTGGACCGCCATCATCAATTCCTCCATCGCCTTGCCAGCATCGGCGTCCGAGTGGTTGATGTTGAGCGTCGAGCCAGCGAACTCGCGGTGAATCTTCAAGACATTCTCAAGGCTAATCTCCTTGCCGGAGTTCAGCAGCCCCTCAATGCGACGGGTCGTGTGCCGAGTAATCGTGTTGCAGCGGTTGCGAATAATCTCCGAGACGCGCGCCTGGATCTCCGGCCGCTTCTGCCAATCGGCGACGGTGCCGCGATCCTTGACGCCTAGAGCCTTCGCAATCTCAGTCTGACTTACACCATCGGCGGTAAGTTCGGCGAGCTGGTCTTTCAGCTCTGGATATGCGTCGATTCGAGCAACTTTCATAGTGGGTCTGTATATCTTATCACGTCTCCGCTCGGCCGTAGAACCAAGCGAGGATTGACCTGCGCCATATGATGACCGGCCGCGATTACGAGCCTGTCGGCTAGATCGAGCGAGATCGTGTGCGGCTTCTCCGGCGGCGACTGTGGCGGGCTGAGCGCGCGGTACACGGTTCGAGTCGAGGTGTTTGCCCGCTCGGCCAGGCGCTGCACTGCCTCTCCCTCGTCGGGGTCGTCAGGGCGCACTACACGGCGCAGGACTATCGCGATGTCCTCAGCTACTACTTTTGGCTCGGCCAACGCGCTGTTGCAACAAGTAGTAGGTTAGGTGCATCGTCGCGTCGTTAGCGTGGCGGTTTTCGTGCAAGGGGCGGAGGAAGTTTTCCTCAGCGCCTGCCGAGACGGCCGTGTCTTTGATGGCGGCGGGTTGAAGTGTGTACGGGATGCTGGCGGACTGGCAAATGTACTCTAAAGCGCCGATACCGCGAGCGGTGCGGCACTTGTCCCAGCCCAGGTTCTCTAGCTCCCAGGGATAGAGCTGCCAGTCCTCGATCACGACAAACTCCGTACCGGTCAGCCGGTCGAGGAGTTCTTGGTCAGCGACCTCGGCTTCTGTTACACCGAGCGCGCGACCAAGCGCGTGAATGAAGTCCCACAACTCAGAGGTTCCGGCCGTCTCCCACTCAGGGGTTCCGATGGCGTAGCCCAACGACTCGCCTGGATCAACGGCCACAATCTTCATAGGCATAATAATAGCAAAGCCGCCCTGGTGTCAATCAAACCAGGGCGGCTTTGTTAGGAGGTGACAAGAGCATCATAGTAGCGGGCCGCTCGTAAAACTACGGCAGCTTCATTACAAGCTGCTCGAACGGATCGGCTCCGCCTTCATCGAGCTTCGTCTGCTCGTAGTAGTCGATAAGCCGCAAGCGCAACTCTGCTTTCACGTTCTCCAAGACGCCGACCATCGCGTTCAAGGTTTCGAAGCAGATGCCGTTCTGCCGGAGATAGGCTCCAACGTCCTCGGACACGGCCCACGCGACATCGCCAGGCTTCAAGTACTCGTCGGTGGTGTCGAGTTCGTATCCTGGCGGCCGCAGCCTCTTTGCTCGTTCGGGATCGATGTATGGCACTAATCCTCCTTTATGTAGTCGGGAATGTAGTCAGGATCTTTGGCCTGACTCCAACGGTCAACAATCTTCGCCTCGGCTGTGATGGGCACCTTTGAGCTGAGCGCGTCAAAGCCTTCCGTCATAGCCTGCTCGATGATCTTAGCAGCCTCTTCTGCTTTGTCAGCATCCACTTCTGCCAAGATCTCGTCGTGAATCACAGCCACCAAATCAATGCCTGCTTCGTGGCACCGCGCGGTCGCCAACTTAATAACGTCCGCTGCGGTGCCTTGAATCAGGTAGTTGATGAACCGGTAGCCTTCTTTCTGGACGGCCTGCCAGCCTGAGCCTTGCAGCCGCCAGTGACGGCCGGTGATCGGAGACTTGACAAAGCCCCGATCCTCCAGCGCGCTTTCAATCCGCGCCTGCAATGCGCTCACTTCGGGATACGCGCGGTGCATCCGCTGAAGTGTTGCGCGAGCATCCGACTGGCCCATACCGAACCACTTTCGGATAGCGCGCGTGCCTCCGCCATAGATAATCAGATAATTCATTCGCTTGCCCTGGTCGCGGGGCGACTCGGCTGCGCCGGTCGTCCTAGAGCGGCCAAGCAAGCCGACGCGCTCGGCCGTGAGCGTGTGTACGTCGCGGTCGTTCTTGATCGCGTCGAGGAGCGCGCCGTCGCCTGCGAACGCTGCCAGCAGCCGCATTTCAATCGAGTCCAAGTCGCACGCGACCAGCTTCTTCCCTGGACCGGCCGCTACGGCGTACCGCAGCCGCAAGTCGTCGCGGGGAACCTGCTGGAAGTTCGGGTTTGCGCAGGACATCCGGCCGGTGCGGGCACCGACCTGCCTGAAATTAGGATGAAGTCGATCAGTATCGTCAAGATAGGCACTGGGGAACTTGCCGTCGTTCGATCCGGTGTGCAGGATGCCGCGCAGCATCGCGTACATCTTGTGCGTGCCTCGATACTCCAAGATTGCCTCCGCCAGCGGGTGATCGCAGGCTTCCAAGTTTTCCTGGTCGGTCTTCAAGATCCGTGTGTCCGAGTCGCGCGTCATAAAGCGCGTGTCGGCTTCGGCCCTGTCGAGAGCTTCGGAGATGTGCTTGTAAGAGCGCGGGTTGAAGGCGTCAAACTCGGCGATCTCACGGCAGCGCATCTCTAGAGCATCGAGCTGCGGAAGGATGTCGGCCTCCATCTTTGCCAACGCATTGCGGTCCATCGGAATCCCTCGCGACTCCATAGCGAACAGCGCGCGCAGGACGCGACGCTCCAAGTCATAGACCTGCTTCAGATCCTCGTTCGTTTCGAGCTGGTGGTCGTACACCTCGCCGATCTGACCGGTCAGCTCAACATCGTGAGCTGCATACGGAAACATAATCTCGTCGGGCACGTCCGAGTAGTTGGCCTCGACATACTCCTCGCCGTCCTCTTTCGACTGCTTCCGGCGTCGGGCGTTCTCCTTCTTGAGCCAGTCCTTGACGGCATCCTCGGTCGCGGCCTGCGCAATCTCTTCGCCGAACAGGCGATTGCCGCGCGCTTGTAGCGCGACCGACGAACGCTCGTCGATGATGTGCGCCGCCACCATTCCGTCGTGCCAGCGCGACTCGTCCGGCAGCGTGTAGCCTGCCTGCTTTAGCGCGTGCAAGTCGAACTTGGTATTCCAGGCTCGGAACTGATCGTCGCGGTTCAGCCACTCCTGAATCTTCTCGCGTTCGGCCGGATGCTTGAACACAGCCGTCTCCGAGCCGTCGTGGAACTGCACCAGGAAAAGGTCTGCTGAGACCGCACCGTGTAGTTGGAGACTTGTCGTTTCTACGTCGAACTCGATCATCTCGGCCTCCAAGACTCGATAGCAATTGCCAGCAGCCATAGACCCGCCCAGATCGTAATCGCACCGGCGGCAAGCCATTCAAGCGTTCCCATTTTGTGCCCCCTTTATTGCGTGACAGACTCGATCATCGGTGCCAAGCCCTTCCTGCGCAAAGACCATAAGACAAAAGCAGTGCCACGCAGCGTGGGCCAAGTGCATCCGGCCGGACTCAGGATCAAGATCCTCGCCGCTCGACCACGCCATTAGATGCCGAAGCATCGCGCCGTAGGACAGCGACCAGTCGTAGCCCTTGATGTAGTTATGGTCATCGTACTTTGTAGCGCCAAAACCGTACACCTTCGACAACTCCAGCAGCGGGCCTGGCGGGATCAAGTCCATCCGCGCAGGCTTGCGGCCCTTCTGCCCGCCCGTCTCAGATGTGATCCGCTCCTCGCCGGTGTCCTCGTCCATCGGCACCAGCTCGCCGTCCCTGTACAGGAACGCGGGCAGCTCGCAGAGCTTCGCCACGAACAATTCCAACTGCGCGCCGCGCGAGTCTTCCCAGCCTGGCAGCAACGCAATCGCGTCGATCTCGTCAGCGACCAGCTTTACGTCGCGGGCAAGGAAGTCGCCCCACGTCTCGCCGTTCAGCGTGCCCTCGATGTGCCCGTCAGGGCTTTCGAGTGCCGCGTTGCGGGTATCGACATCATCCAGTTCGGCCGGACTCACAGCGTCGTAGCCAGCATCACGTAGTCGCTCCGCCGCGTCGTCAAACGCGGGGATGTTGAACTGCGGGATTCCGCTCATTGGGCCTGCGATGTAGATCTTCATCAGGTAATCGCCAACGGGGCCGAGTCTTCGCCGTCTTCGGAACTGCCGCTGTAACAGTAGTGAATCTGGCCTGCATCGGAGCGCCGCTTGATCTTGTCCGACTCTGCGAGTGCGTTAGCCCACTTTCGCACCTTCTGATACGACTCGCCCAGCTCGTCCTTGATCTCGTTAATCGTCATATACTGGCCTGGGAACTGCGACAGGAAGCCCAGCACCTCGCGCTCGCCTTCCTCCTCAGCGACGTGGCGATACGACCACTTCTCACGGTCAAACTCCAAACGCACCGGTGCCGGAGCCTCGGCAAACCTAGCCTTGATCCAGCTCAGCTCGCGCTGCCGCCCGCCCTTGACCGGCGACCACCGTTCCATCACGGCTGCCACCGCTTCCATCACAGACGAACCGCGAGCCGCAGACATCGGATCGCTGCCGTCGGAGCCGCCGGACTTGTTCTCGTGGTGCGTAATCATCGCGGCGCAAGCGTGCCGGTTAGCGATGTCAGAGATCGAGTCGAGAACGTTCGCCATCTCGGTCGAGGAGTTCTCGTCACCGCGCCACAAGCCTCGGAACGGCTCAATGAACACAATGTCGCAACCCGTCTCGCCGACTGCGCGATCTACCAACTCAATGTTGGCAGGGTCGTCGAGCTTCAGTCCAGACCAGCCGCCGTCGCCCCAGACGTGAACGTTCTCGCGAGCGAGCTGCTGCTCCTCGTCGGTAAAGTCGTTCTCCGTTAGGATCGTGCGCAGCACTTTCTGGAAGTGCCCTGGCGCGCCCTCGTTCTCGATCAGCAGAATCTTGAGCGGTGCGACCGGCTTCATCAGATCTGGCAAGTCGTCGATCAGGGGCTTGCCCATCGACCAGCGCACCAGCCGGTTGAGCGACACGGCAGTCTTACCCTTACCGCCTCGCGCAATCATTGCGCTGATGGCGCCGCGCGCTACCAGACCTGGCTCGACCAGCATCGGCGGCAGCTCGATCTCCTTGTCGAGATATTCGCCGAGCGTCGAGACGGGCGGCTTGCCAACCTGCTCGTCTGGAAGCTGCGCAATGACAAACTGCTTGAGCTGCTGCATCGCAGCCTGTCGAGCTTCGTCACTGGGGAGACTCGCCAAGAACTCGCCGTAGTCAATCGTCTTACCCGAAATCTCGCTCATTCATCGACCTTATCAAACAGGTTCCGCGCAAGAATTTGGCGCGCAACGTTCTGAGCTTCGTCTGGATTATCCTCCGAGTACTCGTCAGCGGCAGATGCCAGCTCGGCCCTGGCCGACGCAATCACCGCATCGTCGGGCGCATAGACTGCCGCCAAAGCCATTAGATGAATCGTCTCGCTCAGCGTTAGGGCTACGAAAACAAAGTCTCTATCGTCCGACATTGCCGCTCGCAATCGGGCAGTCAGGCGAAACATACGGAGACATAACGGGGTCGTCGCAGCCGGTCGAGGTGTACTTGCCCGCCAGCGCGTTCTCGAACTGACGGTCAACCTCGTTGTCGGTCATCGGCTTCTGGCCGCACTTGTTGACTTCGTGAACCCAATGCCTTGCCTCGTCCACAGTCATATCGCGGTAATTGAGAAGCTGCCGTGACAGGTTGAACAGCACCACGGCTCGATGTCCTGGCGTCAGCGGGTTCGTCTCGCGATTCGAGATGATGTGCTCGGCGCACGAGTGAAGCACCGGCGCCTGGCCGAACTCGCTGAGCTTCGCGCGATCCGCAGGCGGCGTCGCGCCAAGTGCCCTGGCTCGACGAATCCAGCCATCGGGATCTTGACGCGACGCGCTCGCGGTGGACACGAACAACTCAACCGGCATATCCTGGCCTTCTCTATCCAGAACGGGCCGCTTGCTTCCGTGGTACGGAAGGTTTATGTAGTTGCCGACCATCCCCTCGCGGAGATGATCCTGCTTCGGGAAGATCTCGACATCGCGCCGACCGACAGCCTCGGTCGCGCCGCGCAGAACTGCACGCACCGCCCACGCGGGCGCAGGCTTCGAGAAGAACACCCACACGTGCGCGTTGCCCGAACGGGAGCGCTCGATAAAGCTGTCTCCTGGAACGAGCTTCTGCATCGTGGCTGCCAGCTCAAAGTTAGGCTCGTCCAGATCGATTGCGGCAAAGTTGACCTCCTCGGTGTCCAGCATCGGAAAGATCCCAATGCCGGTAGCGTCGCCGTGGAGATGCTGACTGTAGTGCTGTTGCGTAACCTTGTGTCGCTCGACCGGACCAGCGCCAGTTCCCAGCGCGTCAGTGCGACCGGCAAACAGGCTGTGAAATCCAACAAGCGTTGCGGGGTCAATCTTAATCTGAGTAGTCATCGTGTCCTCCTTCTGATCTTTGGTAGTTTCGGCGTCGGCGCGGCTTTCCACGCTGCCTCGATTTCGCGGTACTCTTCCAAACTCAGGAGCCGCGCAGCTTCGAGGATGCCCTCTACCTGTCCGTGTTGCTCGACTGCGGCAAGCAGTGCTGCCTTAGTCGGTGCTCCGGTTGTAGCGAGATCGTGCCATCCACTCGCCTTATCGGATTCGGTTAGATCAAGTTCATCACTGAGAAATGCGGGTTCCGTGTCCATTTGCACCTTTCACCATTGAGAAGAAAAAATGATCGGCAGCCCACCCAACCGATCCCTCCACGTCCTTTGTAGGAGACGCGATGCGAGCGCCGTGGAGTCCCACACTTTTCACCTAAACGTCGATTCCGCCCTTTGGCGTCTTCGGCTTGCTGGACTTGCCCTCAGCCAACTGCTCGTCGCCGGTGAGCTGGAAGGCAGCGTTCTGCGCTTCGAGCGCGAGATTCTGTGCTGCGGCAATCTCGTCTGCCGAAGTCTGCCTGCCCTGCGTCGCCTTGACGACATAGAACGGACGCTGCTGCTTGTCCTGACGAAGCTCAGCTTCGAGCTTGATGGCGGCGTTCCAGGGCGACCTGTTGCCGAACGAGATCAGTGTGTTGATCTTGCGGGCAGCCGGTGCGGATGTGCGCATCAGAGAGACGCGGACAGGCACACCAGGATCGCTCAGAAGGTAGCCGATGTAGTTGTGCGTGGTCGTGATCGCCGGACCACGGCCCCACTCGATCTCGCCCGAATTCACCCTGTCGCGGTAAGTCTCCTCCGCGTCGGGGATGTCAACGAACTTCTGACCGGCGTACTCGGCAGGCCAAGTGCTCGGAGCGGTGTCGCCACCGGCTACGAAAGTGCGGCCCTCGAACTCGCCCTCGCGCGGCGCATAGAAGCGTCCACGGAAGTAGTGGCACACAACCAGTTCGATCTCGGTTCCAAGATCCTCGCCGGTAAGTGTGTTGACGAAATGACCTGACTCGACATCGCCATCTGTGACCTCGCGGCTGAGCTGCTGCGTGACCTTGATGACGGGCAGTTGGAGGTCTTCCTTGTGGATACCTGCCAGTGCTGCCTGTGCCAGCTCGCTATCGCGGGCGGCCAGATCGGTTGATGCTGATTCGGTGGTGCTGATTTCTTTTGTCAATTTGTTCCTCGCTTTCTCGCGTTGAGTGTGTTTTCTGATCCTACTAGACTCGTCAACCTTGAGCCTTTACTCCTGCGTAGCCTCCGATAGCGGTAATGAGCCAGCCGCCGCCGATTGCTTCGCGCAGACTTATGTCGTGACCTCCAATGAGATCGACCCCAATCCAGACACTTGCCGAAGCAGCGGCCAGAGTTATGAGGCTGAACAACAGGGCGAAGAATAGCAAGCGGGCCGGATGGGATTTTACTTCCGGCTCGTCGGCTTCGTAATCGTACACTGAAGCCTCTTCTTCGTCAAAGATTGGTTTTCCGTTCGGGTCGAACTGCATTACGATCCTTTCCTTGTGACAGTGATGTAGCGCCTTGCGTTGAAGTCCACACCCTCTGGCAGCGCTTCGCCGCGCTGAAGGCGGTCGCGCACTTCCTCGTTTAGTGCGCGCTTGCGGATCTCTGGCACGCCGAGCATCCCTGGGCCGAGTCCGGCGGCTTCGAGCGAGACAACTGCGGCTTCCTTGTCCACGATGCGAGCCGTGATTGTCTCGCGGCGCTGCAACTGAACAGTCCCGTAGCCTTCACCCAAGTCAAGCGTGACGGTCTTAATGTCGCCCAGCTCGTCGGCTAGCTCCGACCAAAACTCGCGCTCTTCGTCAACATATGCTCTTGCGGCGCGCTCGGCGTCCTTTTCCAGACGATTCTTCTCGTCCTTGAGATCTACCAACCGACGCGCTCGACTGTCGATGCGCTCACTCATTTACAAGTGCCCTTACCTTTGTCGTAACTTCGCCGATCAGCCTGACGCACTCGTCGCAGTTTTGCGCGGCGCGCTCCAGAAGCGGCTTCTCAGGATGATCCTCGTTCAGCCCGTCGAACGCAGTCTCACGAGCGGCCGCGAGATACTTCTCGGCTTCGCTCAACTGATGCAGCAGGAGTTCTGGTAGCGACACGCTCACTTGATGATCGCTCCTGTTCGGTCGCCTCGGATGCGACAGGTCGGGCACTCGCGCTGCTCCGTGTCGATAGCACGCAGCCCTTCGGCGTCAGCCGACATAATCTCCCACTTCTTGTCGCACTTCGGACACTTCAGTTCGATCCAAACTCGCTTAGTCATCGCTCTCCTAACACAGCGGCCGTGACCAGCCGCTTAAAGTCGTTTGCCTTTGCCACTTTACCATCGTCAACAGTTCCAGGGCAGCGTAGCACAAGGATAGTGACGGGCCGCTTTTGCCCGATGCGATGGAGGCGATCTTCCGCCTGCTCGTTCATCGCGGGCACCCAGTCCTCGTCCACAAAGATAGCGGTGTCGGCCCGCGTGAGAGTCAAACCGACACCGCCCTTTGCGATGGTCGCGATCACGTGATCGAGGTCGCCGTTCTGGAAAGCGTCCTTGACCGGATCGGGATTGTCGTTACCGGCAATCGTGCCGACCTTCTGTGCAGGCTTGCCCTTTTCCAAAGTCTCGGCCATATTTCTCGCGGTGTCCACAAACCAAGTGAACACAACAAACGGCTTGCCTGGATTGTCCCGAATGATCTCCTCGGCGGCCATCGCCTTTGCAGCCGAAGTCACTTGACGCAACTTAGCGATCCTGGCTCCGGCGTTCGGCACCAATCCTTCGAGCTTCGACAGCGGCATCCCTGCCAGCGCGTCGGCATCGAGATCGTCGTGCGCTTCGACAAACTCGGCAATGTCAAGAAACAAGGCTTCCTCCACTTCGCGATACAGCTTCTTCTGCTTAGGATCAAGTTCGACGGGGATAACCTGACGGGTCTTTTCGGGCAGCTCTTTGAGCACATCCTTCTTAGTGCGGCGCACCATTTTGTCGGACAGCTCGAAGCGCAACTGGTCAGCGTTCTTGACTCCGGTCATCACAGTCCCGTAGCGCGTGTTGTACTCGTCCACATACGAGTAGTGGAACGGCCAGAAGCCGGTGTACTGCTCCGGCCGCAGCCACTTCAGGATCGACCACAACTCGTCGGGGGAGTTCATTATCGGCGTGCCGGTCAAGGCCAACTGCAACGGCGCCTGGAACTTCCACAAGCCCTTCGTCTGCTTTGCCTTGCGGTTCTTGGCGCGGTGCGCCTCGTCTGCCAGCACTGCCGTCCAGTCGCGAGCGGCTAGTTCTTTGTGCAGCGGATCTCTCCAGGCCGACTCCCAGTTCACAATCACAAAGCCGCCGGTGTCCTCAGTCTCGGCAAGCTGCTTCAGCCGCGCGGCAGGATTGCGGCCGTCGATCACGGCAATCGGCTGCTCGCCGAGCCACTTCTCGATCTCATTCTGCCAAGTTCCGCGCAGGGACTTTGGACAGACTATGAGCTGGTGCGTCTTGCCCTCGACCTTGTTGCGCAGCTTCCATTCCTCGACGGTCGCCAGCGATTGCAGCGTCTTGCCGGTGCCCATCTCGTCAGCCAGCAGAGTCTTCGGATGTTGCACCATAAAGTCAACGGATGCCCGCTGGTACGGCCGCAGCTTCTCGGCCCAGGGTAGCTCCAACTTAGCGTCGGTCGGCAGCGCCGTGACTAGGTTCTCGGCAACCTCGGCAGTGTGCGCTCGAACGGACTGCTGCACATCGTTGTCGGCAACTGGCTCCAGCATCTGCATCACCCGCAGCGCCGTTGCCGCATCGTCCGGCAGCTCCCACCGCTTCTCTTCGGGATTGTACCGGCGGCCTGGAACGGACTTGACGCGAGCGAGCGCGTCCGAGAACTCCGGCCCCTTCATCCCGCCGAGCACAACAAACAGCACGCCCTTCTCGTTATCGCGCTTCAGATACGCAGGCATTACTCGCCTCGCTTCTTCAGGCCGTCGGGAGTGTTCACTTCGAGAAACATTGCACGCAGCTCTTCCGCGATGTTCGGCGGCAGCTCGGCAATCGCGATGTACGGAGTCGGCACGCAGCCGCATCCGCAGACGCGCTCGTCGCACACTAGACGGCAGGCTCGACAGATCTTTAGCACTTTATCCTTCGATGACATAGCGAGTGTTGAGTTCCTTTATGCGTTGCGGGGATGCGGGAGACAGCTCTTTGCCGCTGGCCGGACTCGTCGCGACCAGCTTGACGCGGCACCGATAGCGGCGGCGCTCAGGCGAATAGCGCAACCGGCCTCGACCAGCGCTGTCCACGCCGTCGATCCAGTAGCGCGGGCCGCGATCTGTGTCGTGACCAGTCTCGTCCAGCGCGCGGTTGCAGCCTCGGCAATACCTAGCCATTTATCTTCGTGACCGCGATGTGCGTCATATCGCAGGGCTTTCCGCAGTGGCAGGCTTCCGCGTGTACAACGAAGTGCCCGCGATCTGTCGATAGGGACAGCACAATGCCGCCGCTATCTGTGGTCGAAGCGCGAGTTACCACGCCGCCAACAATCTTTTCGAGGTCTTGATTATTCATCGTCCTGCTCCGCTCGGAGTACGGCAGACATTAGCAACTCTGCCGTAGGGTAAAGCTCAGGATTAGACTTTGCGACGGCGGCTAGACACTGTTTGAGCATTAGCAGTTCCATATCAGTTAGCCTCACGGCCTTCACTCGTACCTCCGGCCGTCGGGCAGCAGCAGCCGCCCTTCGACATAGATGGCGGGGGCAAGCGCAAAGTCTTTCTTGCCCCAAGTGTGCCCGTACACAAAACCCTGCTGCCAATCTGGCTCAGACGCATACCCAAGTCCGTCCGCGATCTTCGCCATCGTGCCAGCCTGGACAGCCAACTTGACATCGATTGGATCGTGCTTCGTCTTGTAGGTGAACTGCATCCTGTGCGAGTGCCCCTGGATTTGCGACCGCGAGTGCTTGACCAGCATCGTCTCACCGGCGTTCTTCGAGGTCATATATCCGTGTCGCGCAGTCAGCGCGTCGGTGATCGGATACTTCGCCCGCTCCCAGTCCGAGTCGTGATCGCTCACTAGCTCGACACCCAGCTCGTCCAGACGCCACAGACGCCGCAGCGAGTAGGCAGACACCTGCTCCTCGAACGCGGGGCCAATGTCTCGCAGACCTGGCGCTCGGTCAAGGATGTAATACTCGACGCGCGCGTCGTGGTTTCCTGGCAGCATCACAACTTCCGTGTTCGGCGATGCCTCACGGTAGTCGCGCAGCACATCGAACACAGCGCGGTTACATTCGACCACGCTCTGTCGGAATCCCTCCGTCTCACGATGCCGCGAGACGGTCGAATAGTCCGCAATGTCGCCAAGCAGCACCAACTTGTCCGGCCGCTCCTCTGCCAAGAACGCGCAGAACAAACGGTGGAGAGTCGGGTCGTGATGGGGGCAGTGGTGATCGCCGCAAATCACAATCGACTGATCTGCCTTCTTCGACTTCTTAGGCTTCGGCAGACCTTTCCAATCGTCGGGATCAACCGGCGGGATCAGCAGATCGAGCGGCACAGCATCAACGCGCAACTGCGGCTGCGGCGGAGATCCCCACTCGTTCACACGAACCCGAACGATCTTCCACTCCTCAGCGTTCAGCCCGAAACGGCGCATTAGATCTTCCGGCGAAGTCGAAGCGCCCAGCTCGCCGGTCACGGTCGCCGTTCCGTCCTCGTGCTTCGAGACACCTGGCGCTCGATCACTTGGATTGTGACCAGCCTGGACAGCCTGCCAGCGTGACTGAACTGAGGTGCGCGGAGCGTTCGCTTTGCGAGCGGCCTCCGCGACTGTTTTAGCAACTCCGTTCTGAAGGAACTCGATTGCCTTGTCAACATTCGGATTTTGGATTGCTGCCATCTTGACTCCTTTCAGAAATCCCGACTTACACACGGCACCACAGCACTAGGCTGCGCGACCGTCCTCGCCAACGACCAACATCCTCGGTCGGGTGCCCTCACGATACACCCGACTTTGCCTTCTGGAGCTTATCAACTCTCCGTCGGATGGTTGTTTTGGGAACACCCGTCTTTTCGGAAATGGTCTGATACGAAAGACGCGGGTTATCGAGACGCATCTTAGCAGCCGCCTCCACGGCAGGATCGAGCCGCTTGCGCACGCTCTTCCCGTTCTTGGCTTTCTCGGCGCGTATCCAGTAGCGCACAGCCGCAGGCGTCACGCCATACTTCTCGGCCGCCGCCGTCGTGCCGTGTGTTTCCGAATACGCGACCGCTGCCGCGCGATCTTTCGGCGTCCTCGTCTTTTGATTTTTGCGATACGACTTGCTCTTGGGATCGCCAAAGATGTAATCCGGCGCGCTCGACAGCGGAACTCCGATACAGCAGAGAAAGCCGTCCAGCGTCCGCGCTACATCGACGCGCACCTTCGAGTCGCGCAGCCACTCCTGCCAGCGCCGCTGCCACCGCTCGTCGTATCGAACAGCCGTCCTGATCTCTGTGAGTCCGCCAGGGCACTCGTCTAGCAGCCACTTGACGATCTCGCCCGACTTCGCATACTTCTCTGTTGCCCACTTCTCTTCCACAGTTACCTCCTTGTTAGATTTGTTACAAACAGGTCGAAAATACCGGCCGATCAGTTACACAGGGGGGTTCTATAACCCCCCAGTGTGTAACTGGGCGCAAAATGGCTCATAGAGCCAAATCGTTACTGGGGCTTTTCACCCAGTTTTCGCGCCAAAACCGGCTGTCGGACGCATCTCTCCGACGGGAGGTAAAGCGTTTTGTCACTACGCATCTGCGATGTCGAACACCGCATCGAGGGTCGCTTCATCGCGCTCTTCGTCGGTCAGCTCGTCCCACTCGCGGCCGTCGTAGTCCTCTGGATTGTGATTCTCCTCGGCCCTCTCGGACGAATCGAAATACCAATCTGGCCCCATTGTCAGTCCTCCTTTCGTAGTTCGGTTAGCAGCTTCACTAGCACCTTACCAGCGCCGTCAAGTCGCGCAAGTCGCCCGATCATCGCGCTGCTGTCGTAACGCTCGGCCAACTCGTTCGGTGTCAAGTTAGGCTCGCGCTCCAAAATCGCGGTGCGTTCAGCGTTCGATAGCTGCGTGTCGGCTAGCTCCAAGTAGTCCGCCAGCTCGACCGCAACTTCGTAAAGCTGCGTCAGCACGACTGCTTTTACTTCGGCCGGATCTCCGTCGATCTCGGCTGGATTGTCAATGTTTATGCGGTTAGTAGTCAAGGGGCAATACCTCCTGTATCTTGTTTGTAAGTGTGGTCACGAATACGAGATATACTTGTTTTCCTGGGGGGATTGGGCTTTGCGATCAACGAGATCGTTCTGTCGCCTCCCCCCTCGATGCCTGCGCTCGTGTTGGCCGCAGGTATGATGGGCCTGCCTGGAGCTTTCCACGCCGAACAGCAGTGGCGCTCGCGTCAAGGAGAGGATGACAAACGATGACGGTTCGATGCTTGCCCGTTGCGTGGATTAGCTTTATCGGTGTCATCGAGTTAGCCCTCCTCATTCACTAGATCCCGCACGCCCAGCTCGTCGTCGGGCCGACGCCCGCAAAGGCTCGCTGCGTCACGCGGATAGCTGCGTATCCGTGAAACGGGGTAGCGTTTCTCGGCAGCCGTCCAGCGCGAGTAATCTTCTGACGCTGCTTGACTTTACCGATGCGCTTGTGCGTCCAGCGTCCGTCAGACCACAGCGTATGCCGCTGGACAGGCTTGACCTTCGTGCGCGTCTCGACAAAACGAACGCCGCGCGGTGTCCCAGGCCACATCGAGTGCCAGATCGGGCCGAACTGTGCCAAGCCCTGATACTGCCCGTTCGTCGCCGCCCAGTTCAGCGTCGATTCGCAAGTCAGCAGCCCGACAATGCTCGGCCCGCCCCAACGCTTCTGTTCTGAGGCCGCAATCGCGATCACTTGCGAAGGCGTCGGCTCCGACCACGGGCGCCAACCCTTGATCGTATCAGACACCCGCTTCGGCGGTCGCGTGATCTTCGACCCGACGCGCACAGGGAACGGACAGCCGAGGTGTTCTTCGTCGCCAGCGACCAGCACGCAGCGGTCGTCGGCGTCCTCGATGCCGTCCGAGTCCTGATCGGCCAACGCCAGCGAAGGGAACGCAAGCGCCGTTACCACGAGTCCGGCTGCTAGTGTTGCCAGCAGTGCCTTCATCGAACGCTCTCCACCAACGGACGAAAGACCATATCCGAATAGTCGCCTTGCCAATAGCCGTCCTCGACCAACGCCTCCCAGCCCATCCCAGGAAACATATCGTCGGCGTAGGCTTCCAGCGAGTCATAAACGCCGTCGGCGCTAAACTCAAACATCCCGACAACACCTGCGTCCAGAGGGATGTCCTGTCGAATAGCCCACTCCACGAAGTCCTCCGGCGCTCCTTGCGGCACCGTGTAGTGCGGCTCGAAGGCGTTGTAGATTTCCTCGACTGCTTCTGCTTTCGTGTATGCCATTAGCTCTGCCTCCTCTCGATCTCCACATACTCCACATCGGGAGCATCGTAGGTGCGTATGATCCGATCCAAGCGGAACGAGCGCGGCTCCTCGCGGCCGTGATCGTATGCGCTGAGGATCAGAGACGAATCCTTCGCCTCCCACACCTCCGAAGGTGAGATCAGCCGATGCTGCGGCTCCTCGTCGGACTTTTCATAGACCAACATTATAGGCACTCGCGCTGACGCTGCGTAGTCCAGCGTCGCAGTTATGCCTGCGCTCTCGTTCGTTTCTAGTATGCGTGTGTCCATCCCAGATCACCTCTCTTTCTTGGCCGAAGCAGGTGTCCCATCTCCAGCCAATGTCGTTCTGCCGCGATTGCGTCGTCCTCGAACACATCGCGGTCTGTCTTGTATTGCTTGCGTAGCTCCACCGGCCCGAAGTCCAGCAACTGCTTTATGTGCTGGAACTCGTGCGCTAGTGTGCGTAGCGTCTGTCCTGCTGTGCGATACAGCCTACTACCCTCGTCAAACGGGTCGTCGGGGTTCGGCTCTGAGCTGACCAGCAGCACCTTCACTTGTGCCAGCGTCTGCGTGTCGCAGTCGAACTTGTAGCGCATCCAGCCATTACAGTTTCGGGCAACCGAGAACATCTGCGTTGTCGGGTTCCACTTCTGCTGCCGCCGCTCGACGATTAGCGGTAGCTCCGCGCCGAACAGCCACGCCGCATACTCCTGGATGGCGGGCTTGTTCAGCACGAAATCTACGCGCCGACAGTCACACTCGTCATCGCAGGCGTGATCGCAGCAGCCTGTGTGTTCTTCCAAATAGATTGAGTTTCCGGCCTCGTCTGCGTGGATTGTGTGTGCGCTAGGCTCGCCAGCAGTCATCTGTCTCGATCTCCTTGTCGCACTCCTCGCACCACGGCACTTCCAGCCACTCGCACGCCCCCACCGACAAGTCCTCCTCGACAGGGATTGTTGCGATGTATCCGCACTCGCACCTAACGCTGACATCGTAGCGATCTACGCCTTGCGGGGTTCCCCACGGTTGGTATGGATTAGACATCTACCTTCTCCTTGTCGTAGTAGCCGGTGTAGATAACGGCCTGTCCCTCGTCGGTGTAGCCAACCGTCATATTGTCGTGCCAGATGGCCTCGGTGACAAACGACTCGCTCGCCCTCTGACCCTTGTTGCGTCGGTCGATCTCGGCCTGAACTGCCTGAACGCCCTCGGCATATGCGGTTGCCGCGTTTGCGTAGCGTTCGGCTTGCTCGGCGTAAGTTCGAATGTTCTCGGACAGCCACTTGTCAGACACCTCCGCCAACTCTTTTCGGTCAGTCATTATGAACATCAGGCACCACCTCCGTCAAAGATTTCTAGGATTTCGTCATCTACAAGCATAGCGCCGCAGTCAAGGCAGGTGTAGCAGTCCTTCTCGTATGCGCCGCCTATTGGCACCGTGGCTACGCCCACCTTTCCGGCGTCGTCTCGATACAGCTCGTAGTAGTATTCGTCGTAGCCGCGTTCGTAGATGTCGCCTTCCTTACAGCGCGGGCACTTTATCGGCTCAGGCATCAGCCTCCCCTCCAATAATGCTCGCCGCGCCGATGGAACCCTTCCACATCTTGCGGCTCGTCGCCGCCGACAAGGAACGGGCGCAGGTGTTCGGGGCACTCTCCCTGGTCGCGCTCCAAGCTGCGCGCCAGATCAACCATTGCTTCCCACTCGCCATAGTATGCGGGGTGATCGAAGTCGAAGGTCGGCATTAGGACTGCTGCCTTTCCTTGACCTTCTCGATCTCGCTCAGCGCTGCCTCGAGATACGAGTAAGCGGAAGTAATATCATTCTCCGCGACCTTGACTCGAGTCGTATCCCACTCGTCCTCGGAAAGCGTAGTATGCGCAAACGACGCTTCCTTTTCTGCGGCTCGGCACGCTGTCATCGCTACCCTCAGCGCACTCAACAGATCACTTGTTTCCATTCGCACCACCTCCTTGTTCGTTGTTGACTTACAGGCTACCATCGTTGTCAAGTCCATCGCACCAGCAGACCAGCACGCCCCATTCGGCAGGGTCGGGACACTCGTAAGCGTTCTCGCTCCCGCAGTCCGGGCAGGCTCGCACCGCGTCCTCGAATACTTCCAGCATCGTGCCGTCCTTCGCCTTGTGCCATCCCACTGTCGCGGGGCGGCGGGGTTCCAGCGGCTCGTCTGTCACAGTGTTTCTCCACTCAGTCATCGCTGTCTCCGGTGTGAATGGTCAGGTGTCCGATCACAATATCGCCGTCCTCGTAGCGCACCGTGAAGGGCCGGGGAAACTCGACCAATCGCATACCATACGGTTCGGAGATCTCTGCCTCCTCTGGCCGGACTACCCCAATCATTCCAGCGTCGACCGGGTAGGTGTTGCCAGCATCGTCGGGATATACGCCGTCGCCCCCGTATGTGCCGGACGCGACGAACGCCATTCTTTCGTCGCCGTCAACCTCTGCCTCGAGCAGATCTCTCTTACGAAAGTCTGCCGACTCGAGTAGCTCTAGCCAGCTCGAGTCGAAGGCATAGCAAGGGTCGCCTACCCAATACTTTCCAGCTTCCAACATTCTTGACTCTGTTTGTCCTCTATACATCGTCACCACCTCCTGTCTCGTCGCCTACATATACCGCTGCGAGTCCGAGCACAATCGCAATCAAAGCTGTCTGCCACGCGCCCGCTGCGGCAAAGATTACTGCCCCGATAAATACCGCGATAGGATAGCTCAAGCCTTATCCATCGAGGCTAGCTCCTCGTGAGCGGCCTGTGCCTCGAGGCTTGCCCTCTCGACGCAGTAGCTTTCAGACCCCTTTGTGCCGTCCTCGACCTCGTACCTCGAGGGGACATAGTTGCCCCAATAGTCGCGATAGCCTTCCTCGCCGAGCATACACTCGCCGAGCTCGATCATCTCCATCGCGTGCCTGCCGACGGAACCCTCGAGCTTCCACGCTGTCCCGCTGTTTATCAGCTCCTGCGTTTCCCTCACCTGCTCTGTGTACGCTGTTTCAGTCACTCGCACCACCTCCTCTTGCCTCGGCCTCAACGATTATCTGCTGTATTTCGTGCGGTTTCAGAACAATCCCGCAAGACAAACATTCGATACCTTCACGCTCTGGCGTGCCGTCCCAATGCGGCTCGGCGAAAGTTAGACGACCGTCGTCTATCCCTTCCAGCTTACCCCAATCCTGCGTCACATAAGAACGGTAGATTTCGTTCCCTCCGCATTTCGGGCACCTCACATCTTTATTCATTCGCACCACCTCCTGTTTCGTTCTCGTACATTGTAGCCCGCTCGTCAAGCTCTCCGTTTAGCTCTGCGTCCACGCACGACTCGCACATCCACTCAGGCACACTCGGCCGGACTAATCCAAATGCGTGCCAACTATCCCAGCCGCCGCAGTAGTCGCATCGGCCGACTTCGTTCGCAAACTTAGCCCGTTCGTCAAGCTCCGCTATCGGCAGGCCGGCCTCGTCGTGCGGGCAGTCTCGGCGATAGCAGCTCTCCGCCTCCTCTGGCGTGTCGTATTGCGACGCGCACCCTGAACAGTCGTGATACTCGAGCCTAGCCATACAGCACATCTCCCAGCAGCCCGGCCTGCGCGATACAGTCGGCAGCGGTCGCGTCGATCATTCCAGGGTCGCTGGTCACGCCTTGCCATATCCAGCCTCGAATGGTCGTGTTCAGCTCGACGGAACCGTTCAGTATCCGCTCGAGCCCCAGCGCTACCGCGTCGAGAGTCAGCCGCAGCACCTCGGACTCGTCCTCGTTCTGATCGTCGGTTAGCTCGGCCCAAACCGTCGCGGGGTCGTCCGGGAAACCGCCGGTCGAGTAGTCCTCGACCGTGGCCCAATAGTTGATACCTCCCTCGACAGCGGTCACGATAATCCCCGCCAGCAGCTCCTCCGTCAGCTCGATCTCGATATTCAGATCTCGAGTATTCATTGTTCGTGTCGTCATCTAGTCCTCCTCTCCCAAGCCAAACTCGGCTCGGCCGTGTTTCCTCTCGTCGTAGCAGTGCTCGTGATAGTTGTAGGGAACGCTCGTCATACCATCGCCGCAGCGCACCTCGCAGTCGACCGGGATACCGCCGCCGCACTCGTCGCAGTCGTAGCCTGCGCACATCTCGCAGAGGTATCCGTCGTTCGTCGGCACTCGATTTATCCCAACGAGGAGCTTAGTCCCGGGCAGCACTCCGGCGGTTCCCCGGCCGCACTCGAGGCAAGGGTCGACAGCGGCCGTCATTCCCAGACCCCCTCGAGCTCGATAGCTCCGCAGCTCGCGCACATATAGGCCCCGACCGTCTCTCGATAGAACCCCTGCGGCTGCTCGCAAGCTCCGCAGGTTAGGCCCTCCTCGAGTCCGGTCGAGACTACCGCCTCAGCCCTCGAGCTCGAGCACCCGCTCAGCATAACCTCGTCGGCAGCGTCGAGTGTTTCGTAGGGATTAGCCATTAGCGCACCCCTGCCCGGTCGCAGCTCGGGGGAGCGGTCGCAATAGCTCCCAGCGGCGGCGAGGCACAGCTCCAAGTCGCCCCGGTCATAGCGTTGACCAGCAGCAGCGCAGCAGCGAGCCAAACCGCCGCGGTCGCAAATGCGAGCCCGACTAGCTTAGCTCGAGTAGTCACGCTCTCACCTCCTCGAGCGCATAAGTCGCGACAGAATAGGCGAGGTCATACAGGAGCGCAGTCGCGGTGCTAGCAATCGAGCCGTAAGTCGAGGCCTGCGGCTCCACGCACAGCAAGTCCAGACAGGACGACGCCAGCTCGACGGCCGCTAGCGTCGCAATCGGAACGGCACTATCGGCGAGCTCGGCCGCGACTAGCTCGAGATCCCGGTCGTCGTCTTTTAGCTCGACCACCTCCTCGACGATCTCCTCGGCCCAATCGCACAACCGCCAAGAATAGAACCCGGCCGCCTCGAGCGCTGCGGCCGCTATCTCTGCTGCGGTGCGGTCAGTCATCGACCCGCCTCCGCAACTCGCGCGACCTTCCAGCCAGCTCGCTCGGCTCGATACCTCGCAACATCGGGGTCGGGAGCGGTCACTATCGCCCGGGCCCCGTTTCGCATCGTCAGCTCGTATCTCATAATCGCTGCCTCCTCTCGGTTTCGTTTCTGCGGTGTGTTCATTCTACCCCTTCCGTCAAGGCCACGAGCCCGGCTCCAAAGTCCTCGCTCTCGAGCGTGACTCGAGCCGCGGCCGTCCTCGAGTAGCCTCGAGGCTCGAGGTCACGCTGCCCCTGTGCTGCGGCCCAATACTCCGCAAGAAACTCCGCCAGAACCGCAGCGGGTCGCTCGGAGGCTAGGGCCTCCATCAGCAGGAGCCGGGCGATGCCGCGGCCGTATATCTCCGTCAGCTCGACCAGCTCCTCGACTCCGGGGATAGCTCGGTTCATCGAGCGGCCCTCCTCGAGTAGCCTAGCGTCCGGGCAGCCCCGGCGATATAAGTCGCTGCCGCCATATCTCCCGAGATAGCTGCGGCTCGAGCTTTCATCGCGGCTCGGCCTGCCTCTCCTGTCGAGATAGCTCCTCGAGCGTGCCTTGCGAGCCTAGCTCTCGAGCTCGGCTCGAGCTTAGCTCCTATGCGAGCCCAGCGGTTTAGGTGGTCGGTGTCGATCATATGATCGCCTCCTCTCTGTTAGGCGAGCCGCTATAGCTCGCGATTGTGAACTCTTTCGGGTCGGCGGGTTTATCTCCTCGCACTGCGAGCCAGATAATCGCCTGTAGCTCCCGAGGCCTCTCGTCGCAATATCTCGCAGCGAGCCGATAGCTCGCCTCGAGCTCGAGGTAGCGTCGGCCCTCCGGCGAGCGTCGCTTACAGCCCTCAGCCGCGAGCGCTGCCCAGACATCGACCGTGACCGCCTCTCGATCTCCGAGCAGCGCTCGATAGAAACTCCTCACTTTAGGGCCCCCGAGAACCTCGAGCGGCTCAGCTCCGGCCGATATCTCCCAAGCTTTGCGGCGGTTAGCTCCGAAAGCGACCCGCGGCGGCTCGAGATCTCCTCGAGCTGCGGCGAGCGCAAGTCTCGACGCTTGCGCAAGGTTGACCGTCCAATGCTGGCGAGGGCTCAGCGCTGCGATTATTCCGGCCGCAGCCTCGAGGCCCAGCCCAGCAGCCCCGGCCAGCCGCTCGACCTCGAGCTCGGCGGCCGGATACCAGCGGCGACCCGCCTCTCGTATCGGCTCGCTCGTCGAGTCGTAAAGCTCGACGACTCGAGCGACCTGCTCCGGCGAGTGTCCCGGGGGCCTCGTCATCGACTCCGCCATTCCTCGGAGCGATACTCGCTCCCGGCCCAGATCTCGACCTGTATGGCCTCGCAGCCATTGGCCCAGCCAGCTCGAGCCGCGGCCGCCAGCGGCTCGGCGAGCTGCTCGAGGTCAGCTCCGACCATCGAGAACACGGCCGAGAACTCGCGACCACCGCGCCAGCCTCCTCGAGCGCTGGTCAGTGTGTAGCCTCCGCCAGCCTCGAGGATAGCCTCGACGATAGCTCGGCGAGCTCGCCTCAGCTCGAGGCGCCGCGGCTGTCCGATAGTTAGCTCGACCCGGGCAGCTCCCGACCAGCTCGACCGGCCGGTCGGAGGCCAGCTCGACAGCAGCTCGGCCGCCATTAGCTCGACCTCCTCTCGACAGCCTCTCGCGTAAGCTGCTCGGCCCTCGCAGTGAGCCGGGCAGCTCGAGCCGCAGCCTCTCGAGCTCGACGCTCGACCAGCTCGACCAGCTCGTCGAGCTCGGCGACTCGCTCCGGGTCGCCTCCGCAGCAATCGCACAGCGTCGAGCGGAACTCCGAGCTCGCGTCGCTTCTTAGCTCCTCAGCTCGACGCTTCAGCGCAACCGCGGCTCGAGTGAACCGCTCCGCGGATAGCTCGAGCTCCCGGGCCTCGATAGCTCGAGACTCGAACTCGCTCGCGACCCGATAGCTCGACCTCCGCAGCTCGCCTATAGCTCCGGCGAGCTCGCTGGCCTCGCTCGAGGAGATAGCTCGCCTTCCCACTCGAGCTATCTCTCGGAGAAAGTCGGCGAGCTTAGCGGCTGCGATAGCTCGCTCGAATAGCTCGAGCTCGCCAGCTGCTCGAGATAGCTCCGCAACCTCTCGGAGCCTCCGGGCAGATAGCTCGAGCTCGAGCCTCGAGTCAGCATCTGCTGCGAGCCCGGCCGCGGTAGCGGCTCGCCAGCGCAGCGCTTCCGGCGTGTTTAGCTCGCGGCTCGTCATCGAGTCACCGCCTCGACCGGGGCCAGCGTCGACAGCTCTCGCACCCAGATCGGCGGCCGTCGAGTCCCGGGCAGGTTCTCGAGGCCAGCTCGAGCTAGCTCCGCTGCGACCCGCTCGGCAGCCCGGGCAAACTCTCGGCCCATCACCGAGGCAGCCGACTCGCTCGGCAGCTTCCCGGCCCTTTCCTCGAGCTCTCTCGAGGTCGCCAGCTCGAGGATTGCGGCAGCGAGGAGCCCAATGCCCCCAGCCTTCTCGAGCCGCACTCGCTCGACCGGGTGTCCCTTCCACTCGAGCCCTTCCGCAGCCGCCTCGACCAGCCCAGCAGCTCGACCAGCCGGATAGCGGCTCCGCTCGAGCTGCTGTCGAGCAGCCCTAACCGAGTCCTCGGCAGCAGCCTCGTCGTCATTGACCAGCTCTCGAGCCGCTATCCGCAGCAGCTCGGCAGCCATTCTTTCGTGACTCGTCGTGTTCATTGTTCTGCCCTCCTGTCTGCCGCCAGCTCCGCCAGCGGCTCGTCGTTATCACAGTCCCGGCCCAACTCAGCCCGAGCCCGGGCCCAACTTGCCTCACGCTCGAGGCGCCGAGCTCGAGCTGCCTCCCGGATACCAGCTCGAGCTCGACCAGCTCGAGCCCGGGCCCGGTCGCGACCCGCTCGAGCTGCGAGCCGGGAGCTCGAGGCCCCCAGCTCGTCGACCAGCTCGAGCAGTTCGTCCGCCTCGACCTCGAGCTCGACCAGCCTCCGCTCGACCCGGGGCCTCACTTGCCAGCCCTCCTGGACTCGATTGCTCGAGCCACCTGGTCGGCTCGAGCTCGCAGCTCTCGAGCTGTCTCCGCATCGCTCGAGCGCCCGGCGACTATCGCACTCGAGCGGAGCTCGAGCTCGAGCTGCTCGAGCTGCTCGAGGTCGAGCAGGTGATCGAGGTCGCTGTCGACCCGACCCTCGAGCTCGAGAGTCTGCTCGACCACGAGCTCGAGCTGCTGCCGCTCGACCCTATCCGCTAGGGCTCGCAGCTCCCGAGCACTCGAGCGGAGGTCGGCAGCGCACTCGCTGCCGACCTCTCCCTCGAGCCCGGAGGCCAGCGCCTCGGCGAGCTCCGCCGCGGCTCGGTTGCTCTCCGGGGTCGCCATCAGTCGACCACCTCCTCGAGCTGGTCTAGGGCTCGAGCCTCGGCTGCCTCGACTCGAGTCCTGCCGACTCGCTCGACCTCCTCGGCGATCCGCTTCCGCCACTCGGCCGCGGAGATCTTGCTGCTGTTCGTGCGGAGCCCGGCTCGAGCCTCGACCTCCTCGACCGGAATGTTCCACCAGCGGGAGCCGAACTCCTGCCCGGTCACGAACCCGAGCTGAGCCAGCCGCTCCGCCAGCTCGCCAGCACTCGCTCGAGTGATCGAGGGAACGCCGACCATCATCGTCGACCAGATCAGCCGCTCCGTGATAGGCCAAGCCTCCTCAGTGGTCAGCCGCTCCCAGCGCTGCTGTCCCTCCTCGGTTGCTCCGAGCTTCTGCCCGGTCGAGCGACCCTCGCCGTCAATTTCGTAAAACTGCCAATCGAGCGACATTAGGCCACCGCCTCGAGCCGGGCGTCGACCATCAGGTCACCTGCTCGACGAAAGTCTCGAGCGTGCTCTCGAGCCTCCGCCGCGAGTCGAGTCAACCGCTCCCGACTGCCCGAGCCCTCCGGGTGGTCGAGCGCCTGCTGCTCGAGGCTCCCGGCGAGGTTATCCTCGCGTGCTGCTTGACAGTAGGCAGCGAGCTGAACTAGCCTCGCTGTCTCCTGCTCGATCTTGACTATTCCTATTTCCATCGTGTCACCTTCCTGTTAGGGGCCGGGGCCAATCCCCAGCCACACCCGGAAGGCTACACGAAAACCCGGTCGGAGTGGGCGCCTCGAGGTCGCCTCGAGAGAGGGTCGCTCGAGCCCCCGCCCGGGCCCCCGGAACCCGGCAGTCCCGGCTCGAGTGAACGCTCGAGCGCTCGAGCCCCGGGGCTCCGGGTCGCCGGGGCCCCGGGAGGCCGGGAGAACGCCGCTCAGCGCTTCTGGCGTGCCTGTAAATCGGCAATCCGGGCGCGAAAAATCGAAATCAAGGTCTACCAACGACAACCAGGAAGTAGATTCCCTAACTGGCCCAAAGCACCCTGGACAGGGCAGTAGTAATCGACCCCACACGAAGGCGGGGCTGCGGGATTACTTGGTCAGGAGGAAACGACCCTGCGGGGTCGCGGGGTTAGCGGCGGAAGGGCCAGAGAAGGACGGCGAAATACACCGCCATCACAACGACAACTAGAACCCACTCGTTCATCTGCGAGGAGGTCCGGCGATCAAGATCAGCATCGAGAGATAGACAGCGACGGCTGCGAAAGTGAGAGCGATCTCGACGGCCACTATCGACGCATCTTCTTCAACTGCTTGCGCTCGTACTGAAGCGCATCGCTGACCTCGCGGAGTCGGCCGTCGTACTCTGGTCCGCCCCAGGCAATCTTGCCGATGGCGGAACGGATCGGTCGCATCGCGTCTTCAAGGGAGCGCAGCGTCTTCTCGATCACGCGGTCGCGATCCTTCGAGCCAGGCTTGTGCGAACGGCGAATGTCCTCGCGCGCTCGGCGGGCAGCCTCGGCGGTTTCCTGTGCCTTCTCTATGTGCGGGGTCATATCCACCTGTCGAATAGTACTAAGCGGCCGGGCGAAAAAGGCGCGGCCGAGAAACAGGCACCGTTTCACGGGCTGAAAACTGGGTTAAAAGCCCCAGAAGCAATTTGGCTTAAACACTTGATCTGCGGTTATTTACACACTGGGGGTCTATATAGACCCCCTGTGTAAATAAAACCGCCTTGTTTCACGGACGAACCCTTCGTCGGGCGGGGCGATAGACTACTTTTCGATGGCGCAATTTTCTGACCTGATTCTCGGACGCTCTACCAGCAAGGCACTTCAGCCTACCAACCAGCCGACGCCGGACTTCGCCATTGGCGGGGGCACCCTGCGTGGCCGCAGACTCGCCGGACGCTCAGCCCAGCGTCACCTCGAAGCCTACGGCGGCAAGGACGCAATTGACTGGGTGATGGACTGCGTAGATCTCTACGCCAACACCGCCAGCAACGCCGACTACTACTTCCGCCGTGGAGACGAGGTTGTGGCCCCCCGCGCCGCTCTCAACAAGTACGATAACGCGGTAGCGGCTCCCGACGATCTAGTCAACCTCTTCTCCTCTCCCAACCCGTTTATGGACTACACCGAGCTGCTTGAGCTGTCGGTGATCGATCTTCTCGTTGCGGGCGAATTTATGTGGCTCAAGTTCCGGCCTGAGATCGAGACAGGCAAGCCGCTGGCGCTGTACCGCCTGTCGCCTGCGCTGATCGAGATTGAGCTGAACGAGAACGACTATCCGGAGGCGTACGTCTATCAAGCTCCTGGCAGGACCGGCGAGCCGGTGCGCTTGAAGCCGGAGCACATCGTCCACGTCAAGCGCCCGAACCCCCACGACCCGTGGAGGGGTATGAGCATCATCGCGGGCAACCCTCGGATGTACGACATCGAACTCGCCCTCACGGAGTCAGTCGCCCAGTACTACGAGCAGTCCACGCGACTGTCAGGGGTGCTGGAATCGGATCGGTCCATCCCGCCTTCGACGTGGGTGAAGATCAAGCGTCAGTTCCAGCAGCTCTACTCCGGCCAGGACAATGCCTACAAGGTGGCGATGCTGGAACGCGGTCTGAAGTTCAAGCCGATCTCTGGTAACGCGGCCGAGGCGCAGTTCGTGGAGCTGTCGGGTCTTTCGAAGCAGCGCATCGCCGATGCGTTCCGCGTGCCGCTCCCGCTGCTTGGAGAGGTTGGCTCGGCCGACCGCCAGGCCGTCCGCGAGTCGCAGCGCATCTTCGACAACAAGACGATGCGCCCGTTCCTGAACCGCATCCAGGCGCAGGTGTCGCAGCAGCTCACGCAAGCCTGGGGTCTGGACTTTGTAATCGACTACGAATATGTGATGCCTATCGAGGACCGGCTCGACCTTGCCGCCTCGATGGCGACGCTGCCTGGCGTGCAGGTCAAGGACATCCGCGCGCAGGTCGGCCTGGAGCCGCTGGCGGTCCAGAAGGAGGAGTGGTCGAAGGTGGATGACGTGATCTTGAACCTGCCAGGCCAGGAGCAGAAGCGCGGCGGCTTTGCGGATCGTGCGATGGGCACCGAGGCCGGACGCCCGCCGGACCCGCAGAACACGCGCGAGTTCCCGCAGGACGGATCGCTGCCCGAAGGCGCGGACGCTATGAACCCTAACGAGGAGGTGCCGAATGGCAGCCAAGCGTAAGGCCAAGCCGAAGCGTGGTGCCCGTAACCGTGGCGGCGGCTCTTCCGGCAAGGTGCGCGTCAAGGGGCATACCCGCACGCCGCGCGGCCCGAACAAGGGTAAGAAGGCTGTGCGCGTCAAGGGGCACCGCCGAGCGATACCGCGCGTTTGATAGTCTGCGCGTGTGACCCTTCAACACGAACTCGCTGACAAGCTGAAGCGCTTTGGAGCGGCCGCCGCCGAGGAGGGCGCGAGCTTCTACCCTGAGCCGTGTCGGCCGTCGGAGATCCCGCCGGAGCGGGCGCCGCGCCACAAGAACCTGATGGCGCCTTCGCCGAGTATGCAGGTGGCCTACACCACCGGCTGCGGCTCGACCTCGCGGGTCGGCATCCCATACGCCTCCGGTAGCCTGCCAGGACGGATGGCGGGCGAGATCGGGGAGTGCGTGGTCTGCGCGATAGATGATCGGGCGTATGACTTCCCCAGGTTTGGGGGGTAGCTTTGACCCTGAAAGACTATTTTTCGGGTGCTTCGCACCCTAGTATTGCCGTATGAAGTCGCCCCTGGCTCCTTTATTGCTAGTGCTTGCTGTAGTCCTAAGTGCTGGTGGAGAGCTGATTGCTGGCCTCTCTGTATGGGGCGTGGCTACGGCGATTGAGATCGCGGCTCGCGTCACCCGCTAGCGTAGTCTGTAAGTATGGACGCAAAGGCTCCTTTTGAGTTTGAGATCGCGCTGCCGACCGAGAAGTCGGTTACAACCGACGCTGGAGATGTCATCATTGAAGGCTATGCAGCGGACTTCGAAGTTGATCGCCAGGGCGAGGCGTTCCTTCCAGGAGCATTTGACGATGCCTGCAAGAAGGCCACTCGCGCGGAGATCCCACTACTCTTTGAGCACGATAACAACCGACAGCTTGGTGTTATTGAAGAACTCCGCGTGGACCCTGAGCGTGGTCTTTGGACACGCGCTCGAATCGCAAAAGCACAAGCTGGGACTTGGGCTGAAGATGTCGTCGATAAGGTAAGGCGCGGAATGATGAAGGGGCTGTCCGTTCGCGGCCTCTCGAAAGTCAAGATGACCGCCAACGGACCGAGGATCGGCACCATCGACCTCGCCGAGATTTCTGTGACGCCCGTTCCAGTTCAGCCAGGCGCGCTCTTTGCGGTCGCGCAAAAGTCTCTCGCCGCCGCCGAAGAAGACCTCGCCGCCGGTGAGATCGAGGTTGTCGAGGACGAAACAGAAAAGGCGCTGGCCTACTTTGAGGATCGGCTGGCAAGTCTGACCGCCGCCTTCGAGGAAGTGTCAAAGGCGATGCACGAGGGCGACCACTCGGAGGACTCCGAGGTGGACGAGGGGATGCTGGCTGGCCTGCTTGACCGCATCGGCCTCGCCGCGCAGGCCGGAGACGCTGAGATGCTGGCCGAGATCTTCACAATGATCGAGTGGCAGTCCGAGTGGGACGAGTCCGTGGACGATATGACTTACAAGGGCCGCGAAGAGCTGCCTGCGCTGCTTCGAGCTGTGGTCGAGGTCGCTAGAGCGGCTGGCGGTAAGCCGACCGCCGAGGATCTGCGCGCCGTCATTCCTTCCAAGAAGTCGATGGGCGACTTCACTGATCGTCCCTGGTCCGGCTCTTCGGCAGGCTACACCGACGAGCAGTGGCGTCGCGCTTGTGTTCTGGATCGAGGCGCTGAGGCCGGAGAAGGCAAGCAGCGCTACGGGCTGCCGGTGCGCGAGCCGGACGGAACGCTGAACTGCCGCGCCGTGGCCAATGCCCGCGCTCGCATCTCTCAGGTCAAGGGAGCCTCGGCCGAGGCTGTTGCTCGCGCGCAGCGCAAGCTCGACACCTTTGCCAAGCAGTGCGAGAACTATCGCTCGAAGTCGCTGACCGGTTGCGAGAAGTGTGACTGCATTGACTGCGCCAACTGCGACTGCATCGACTGCGACTGCGTGAACTGCAAGCCCCGACAGACTGAGAAGTCTGAGACTTGGCAGCGTAAGGAAGGGCAGAACCCAAAAGGCGGACTAAATAGTAAGGGTCGGGCCTCGCTCAAGGCGCAGGGCCAGAACATCCGACCTGGCGTAAAGAATTACTCGAAGGCGTCGGTCGCCAACAAAAAGCGCTGGATCTCCTGGGCGCTGCGCTTCTACACCAACCCTTCCGGCCCGATGGTGGATAAGAACGGAAACCCGACTCGACTGGCCCTGACCGCTGCCGCCTGGGGTGAGCCGGTGCCAAAGACGCGAGCCGCCGCGCTGGCGATTGCCGCGAAGGCCCGACGCCGTAAAGCCGAACTCGAACGACAAGGAGCCTACAAGTGAAACGCCTAATCTCGACCATCGCCGTTGTTGCTTTCCTAGCCTTCCCCGCCACGGCCGGAGCCAACACGCAAACTATCTCCGCCACCGGCGCGCCGGTCAAACATCCAGCAAAGGCGTTCACGGCCGCCTCGCTGAATGTCATCACGAAGACCGGCCCCGACACTCCTGGCGCTCAGATCTTTCCGGCCACTCGCGCGCAGATCTTCTTCGACGATGACTTTGTATTCACGGCCGCTGGCTTGCCTGTCTGCCGCGCGGCGATTGACGGACTCAACACCGCGCTCGCTCGCGCCGCGTGCCCGAACTCGATTGTCGGGACCGGCGCAGCAAAAGTTGGGCTGGCAGGCTTTACCGAGACAGTTCTCGACGCAGAGATCACCGCCTTCAACGGCCCGCCAGTCAACGGGCGTCCTGTGCTGCGGCTTTTCTCTTACACTAACGCTGTCGCTCTAGGAACTGTGCTGACCGGCGTGCTGAAACCTTCCGGCCGCAGCGGTTACGGCAAGGTGCTTGATGTAAGCATCCCGACTTTGCCGCTCGGCAGCGCGATCATCGAGTTCCAGACAAAGGTGCAGCGCTCTTGGAAGTACAAGGGCAAGGTGCAGCACTACGTCAAAGCTCGTTGCGCGACTCGTAAGTGGCGCTTCTCAGGTACCTTTACTTACGATGGCGCCTCCTCGAAGTCGGCTTACGCAAATCAAACTTGCCGGAGGGGCTAGGTTCCTGCGTTTTTGTCACGCGACCTGATTAGATTCTTAGTGCAAATGGACTCTGACCTGATTCAGCAGATTGATGACAAGTTCGGCCCTCAGTTCGAGGAGCTGACCGAAAAGGCTTCCGAGCTTTCGGAGCGTCTGGAAGCAGACGATCACGATGGCGAGTCGGTTAAGTCTCTGACTGAGCAGATCGAGGGCATTGACGAGAAGGTCAAGGAATTGACCGCTTCTCGTGACGAGGAGATTCAGAAGGCTCAAGTCAAGAGCCTCAGCTCCGAGGTCACGACTCTGCGTGAGGCCATCAGCGCCGCTCGCGAGCCGCACGCTGACTTCGCGCTTGGCGCTGGTGAGTCGGCTGAGGTTGCTGAGTCGCCCTGGACCGACGAGTCCGAGAATCCCTCCTTCTTCGCAGACGCTCACAAGTCTCTGACCAAGAACGACTCCGCCGCGACTGCCCGTTGGGCCGAGGCGATGTCAAGCAAGACGATGACTCAATCCAGCGGCTCCGCCGGTGGTTATCTCGTCCCGCCGCAGGTTTCGAGCGAACTGCTCACCATCCGCGAGCAGGCTAACGTTCTTCGTCCTCTCTTTAGCCGCGTTCCGGTAACTTCGGACACGCTCCGCATCGCCGCCATCACCGGCGGACTGAGCGCAGGCTGGGTCGCCGAGCTGGCTGACAAGCCTGAGTCGGATATGACCTTCGGTGAGATTTCGGTCAACACCTTCTGGAAGGCCGGTATGTCGGTTGTTACGAACCAGCTTCTCAGGAACAGCCAGCCGTCGGTTGACCGCCTCGTGTACGAGGATCTGGCTAAGCGCCTTGCGGCTCTTGAGGAGATCTCCTTCATCAGCGGCTCCGGCAACGGCCAGCCGACCGGAATCCTGAACACCCCTGGCGTTCAGTCCAACTCCGCTTCTCTCCTGACTTCGAGTGACGTTGCTGATCTGCTCGACGAGATCGTGGACGGCATCACCGCCATTCACACCGAGTACTACGGCGCACCGAACGCAATCCTGATGCACCCGCGCACTTGGGGCCGCATTGTCAAGGAGCGTAAGGCCGACGCAACCGCTGAGTACTACGTCGGCAAGCCTCAGACTCGCGACAGCGTTGACCCGATCCCAGGGTACAACGGCCCTCGCGGCAGCCTCTTCGGCCTCCCCGTCATCACCACCAGGAACGTCCCGACCAACCTCGGTGACAATGACAACGAGAGCCGCGTCATCGTCGGAAACTTCTCCGAGGGTCTGATCTTGGATCACGCCAGCATCTCGCTCGACGCTTCCGAGCACGTGTACTTCACTACCAACGCAACCATCTTCCGCGCCGAGGACGCGGTAGGATTCACGGCCGCCCGTTACCCGAAGGCATTTTATGTCATCGGCGGATCGGGACTTGCCAACGGATAAGGTAGGATACTGATATGGGAAACACACGCTCACTCACAGATAAGCCGATCACAAAGGAAGTTGTTGTTGATGCGGAAACCGGCAAGGTCGTAGCAGCGCACCTGAGCACTGTCGTAACTGACCCGACCGCCGCTGACGCTGTGCAGATTCCTGACGGCGACGTGTACCCCACTGCTGACGCTACGGGCCTCGATCCGCTGGCTGTTCACGATGCGGACGATCCCACCACGGCGATTAACCCCGATCAGACGGTCGATACCGACGAGGTTCAGTCTGTCACCATCACCGGCTCGCCCACTGGCGGAACCTTCACCCTCACCTTCGACGGCGACACGACTGCCGCCATCAACCACAACGCTGCTGCTTCGACTGTCCAGAGCGCACTGCGCGCCATCGACAGCATCGACGGAGCAAATGTCTCAGTCACCGGCTCGGCTGGCGGTCCTTACACCGTCACCTTCATCGGGGAACTTGCCGCTACCAACGTAGCCGCAATGACTGCGACTTCCTCCCTTACTGGCGGCACCACGCCTGGCGTCACCATCGCCACCGTCACCGCCGGTTTCAAGGCTGGCTGATCTCCCTAGCCTGAATAAGTCTGCCCCTGAGTTCCTGTTAACTCTGTCGGGCGCGTGTAGGGGCGGCGCGCTCGACGCTATCCTGTACTTGTGTCGCAACTAGTAACACTCGACGAGTACAAGACCGCGCTTGGGATCACAGGGACTGCTGATGACGCTAAGCACGACGCCGCTCTTTCAGCGGCCGAGCAGGCTGTGGTCAACTTCACGCAGCGCGACTTCACTAAGACCCTCGTCGGAGGCGTGGACGAGGTACAGACCATCTCGCTGACCGGCAATCCTACAGGCGGACACTTCACGCTGACCTTTAACGGGCAGACAACCAGCAACATTCAGCACAACGCCTCAGCCGCGACGGTCTTCGGCAAGCTGGAGAACCTGAGCACTATTGCCGCTGGCGCGATCACGGTCACAGGAAACGCTGGAGGGCCGTGGACGGTCACGTTCATCGGAGAGCTTGGCTCGCAGAACGTCTCGACGATCACTGGCGCTGACACCCTGACAGGCGGCACCAGTCCGGCCGTAAGCGTTACCACAACTACGTCAGGCGTCGCCGGAAGCTCGGTGACAGACCGCACTTTCTGGCTAGAGCCAGGCAGCGCGTTCCTGGAGATCGACGACTGCACCGTCGTTAACGATGTCACCGGTCTAGGCATTGCCACCTGGGAGGAGCGCACTGAAGGCCCGTCTGCTGCTCACGGTATCTACACCTACATCCAGCTCGAAGCTGGCTATCAAACCTCGGTCGAGATGGGCTTCGAGCGCAACGAGGACATCTTCGGCACGCAGCAGGCCAGCACGCTCGGCACTGAGGTCACGGTCAACGCGGACTGGGGATGGGGATCAGTGCCTTCGGATGTCAAGCGCGCGATCATCTGGACTGCCGCCAGCTTTGAAAAGGACACTGACAACCCTTACGGATCACTGTCGCAGAAGCGCGTGGCCGAGGTGTCTGAGACTTACTACATCGCACCACCGCGGCCGGATCTGACCCCCGAAGCAGTGCCGCTTCAGGCTCAAGCTCTACTGCTGCCATACCGCCGCTTGGTGCTTTAATGGCTAAAGATCCAGTACGAGTTGCGGCCGGGAAAAAGGCTTGGGAAACTCGCCGCGCAAACGAGGAGTTCGACCGTCGCAGTGAGGCAGCTAAAAAGGGATGGGACACGCGACGAGCTAGAGAAGCACAAGGCGACATCACTTTTGAGCTCGAGGACATTGATGACGAGATTGACGAGATTGAAGAGGATATTGAGGAAGCGGCCGAAAAAGCGCTCGAAGTCATTGTTCAAATGGCAGTGGAGATTGCCCGCTCTCACGCTCCTGTAAAGACCGGAGAACTCAGTAATTCTATTCACGGGTATATTCAAGGTGATGCAGGTGTCATAACCGCTGACGCGCCGCACGCAGCGATTCAGGAGTACGGGGGCGACCCCAAAGAGCCATTTACAGGCTACAGCGCGTCTGGATTTATGGCGTTTGAGCCCGGCACGTCCGATCCACCACACGGCGCAAAGCTAGTGCACAGTCACCCTGGAAACCCAGCAGTCGGATTTATGCGAGCCGCAGAAGACTTCGCGGCCGAAAAAGGCGCAGAGATTGTAGTAGAATTGCTAGGCTAATGGCTTCCGCAGCAACATCTGTACGCCAGCGCGTAATCGACATTGTGGAAGCCGAGTTTTCGGCAGAAGGTTTGATCGTGACCAACGACAAGCTGACTCGCGCTGCCGGTAAAGACGGCGAAACGGTCGCGGCCGTGTATCCAGAGGCCGAGTATGAGCGTCCAGGCCTTGTGATTGAGCTCGTAGTCCCTGTAGTGCTGCAAATCTATATGGCTTATGAAGCTGAGCCTGACGAGACAATTCAGGTCGATCCAGGCGTAATTGAAGACTACGGCGACAGGCTTCGCGAAGCGTTTAGAACGCAGTCGAGCGGCAACACGAGCGAGATGTGGTTTCTACGCCTGACTCGAATCGACTATCCTGACGACCCGACGGGGAACAAAAGTCGTCTCGAGGCTCAGATCGAAGGATATGGCAACAATCAAGCCTCATTGCCCGCCTAGCCTGGCACAGAGCGCGATATTCTAAGGGGTAATGTCTGACGAAGCAAAGACCTCTAAGTCCGAGGACAAGCCTAAGAAGAGCGCCGCAAAGGAAGGCGTCAAGGTGTCCCTAAACCCTGATTTCGCCGCTGAAGGCTCTGTATTCATCTCCAGCGCTGATCTTGATCCGGCAGATGTCGGCTCTGACGGTCGCATTGAGATTACGGCCGCTGGCAAGACCGTTTCTGCAAGGACTGCTTCCGCCCTATCTGCCTGTCGAGCTGTTAAGGTAGGTTCGTAAATGGGTGGACTTCGCGGAAACGACGCACTTTTTGGCATTGGCAAGCAGTCCGGTAAGGGCACTGCCAACTCGACTGCA